ATGCCTGAAACTAAGTATACTCCTTCTGAAACAGTTGGTACAGCCGTTGAATACTTGGGGGATACAGACTCCTATGGTTTTGACTCTAAGGATATAGCTGGTTTTATACAAGAGTCCCAAAAGGATTACAAGAACCCTGACAAGATTGCAGCCTTGGCTTCCGTAGATCCTTTAGTAAAGGAGACAAAGCTTGCTGAGTTGATGCAAGATTATATGTCAGATAAATTACCTAGATTAAAGGCTAAGAGACTAGTAGCAATAGAAACTGGGGATAAGGCCATGCTTGAGGAGTACAACGAAAAGATAACAGGTCTACAAAAAAACTTTCGAGAGTACGCCAAGGAGCAACTACCATTGTATACTGAAAACCGTGAGGAGAAATTAAACGATCTCTATAAAAGGTACCAAGATTACAATGAAAATAGCCCTATAGGTATGATTATAGATGATACCTTAGACACAACCGAGGAGTTTTTGGGTGGTATGGTTGAAGGATTATATGGATCATCTTCAAACACTTTAATAGGTTTATCTGATCTTTTTGGTGCAGACCAATTTGCAGAGGAGGAGAGAATGAGGGAACAACTTAATTCTTTTGATTGGCAAGATTTACACTACGCAGAAGCTAGGGGTAGAGCTTATGAGTACAAAGGTAAGGAGTACATCATAACCGACACAGGTATGATCATAGACCACACTAACAAAAAGAACATAACAGCCATAGCTGAGAAACTAGGTATCACAGAAGAGGATATAGAGTCCGGTAAGGGGTTAGGTGTTAAAAGTTCTAGTAGTGGTGTAGGCTATATGAAAGCTGGTGCTAACACTATAGGGGATTTAGCATTTCAAATCGCTAGTACCAAGGGTATTGGAGGAGCAGTTGGGGCTACCACAAAAAGGGGTTTAATGCTTACCTCAGCTGGTGTTCAATCCGGAATGATTGCATCCTCTGTTTACAATGAAACATACGAACAACTATCTGCAGCAGGTATTGAGGAGGAAACAGCTAAGGCTGAGTCAGCTAAGATTGCTTTTGGTGTGGCAGCTGTTACATTACCAACTCACTTCATATCCCCAAACATTAGTCCTATTGGCTTTAGTAAAACTGGTATTGATAGAGGGTTTGTTAAAGGTGTGGCAGATAGCTATGCAAAAGGGGGTACAAAGTTAGTAAAAAAATACTTAAATCCGTTCCTCAAAGAGGGAGGGGGTGAGGTTGTGGAAGAACTTGTTGAGGGTACTACCCAGAAAGCTCTTAATGTTAACGCAAATGAAAACCTCGGTATAAAAATATTAGAGGAGGATATGAGTGTATCCGAATTTAAGGAAACAGTTATACTCTCTTTTCTTGTGGGTGGTTTAGGATCTGTTTCAGGGAGTCCTAGTGGAAAAACTGGTAGGTTGAGTTCTTTTAAGGCTCTCTCTAAAGATATGGATAAGTCTATATCTTTAATAAGGGGTATGGAGTCTGAAGGGGTTTTCACTAAAGACACTGCAAATAAAGTAGTTAGGGATTTGAACTTGTTTAATAAGTACTCTAACCAAGTGCCTGTTGACACTAAAGTTGGTAAGGTAGAACCACTATTTGATCTTTTAGATAAGAGGGATAACTTAGAGGTAGGGTTAAAGAACAAAAATAAAGCTTTTCACAAGGGTATAAAGGAGCAGATTGATGCAGTTGATTCAGATATAGCAGCTCTACTAAATTCTCCTGTTGAGACTAAGCTTAAATCTGAAGAGGCTAAACCAAAGGTATCCATAACGCCAGAGACTTCATCCAACTACGCTAACATGACCGAAGAGGGAGATAACTTTGTCTTCTTTCATAACGGTAGTGATGGTTACACAGAGGTTAAGCCTACTACAGGAGAGTCAACAGTTACTTCAAAAGAAGAAGCTGCTGCCTTATCTAAGGTTGGTGGAATGGCTATGTATTATACAGACCCAAACCAATCTGAGAAACAAAAGGCAAGTACCTCAAAGTATGCTGTTAAGGTACCTAAAGATAAAGTTTATGACTTCAATACTGACCCAGACAACTTAATAGAGGAGGCAGAGAGAAGACATAAAGAAGAACACCCTGACAAAGCTTTTGATAAGAATACACAAGTTGCTTATGTAACTAAGATAGCAGGTGAAAGGGGGTATGATATGGTTGTGTCTGAATGGGCAGGTGGAAAGACTAGGGCACAAACAACACAAGCACTTAAGCCTACAGACGTGCAAACATTAGAGGGAAACAAAGTTAAGCAACCTTTTAGTGGAGAGTATAAAGGAAATAAAGAAAGGGGGTTTGATTCCGTAGTGCCTAGGACTAAGCAGCAGGCTCTTCAGGGAGTTTATGATGCTATAAATAAAGCAAGAAACGCTGAGAATAACTATGATGAGCTTTATCGTTTAAGAGACAAACAGGGGGACTACTCGCAAAAAGAAATCTCTAGTATGATTGAGGGTTCAGACTTAAGTCAAGAACTTAAAGATCAATACCAAGAGGCTATGGATTATCAGCCAAAGGGTAGATCTTCTAGGGTTGTTCAGAAGTCTAAAACTAATAAAGTTGAAAGTGCACCTAAAGGGGTATATATAAACGTAGGGCTAATAGAGGGTACAACGGATAAGGAATATGACCAGTCTATAATTAAAAAATCACTTCCAAAGGATGTAAAGGTGTTAGAGTCTGGTATTGTTGATGGGTCTGAAAAGACTATCTCCATAAAGTTGTCTAGACCACTTACTGATTTAGAGATGAAAAACCTTTTAGCTGCTACAAAACAAGATGCTATACCACAGATATCTGATGGGGATGGTGTAATGTTTGGCTCGGATGAGTGGGGTGGATTTGACCCTAATTATTTTATGATGCCTAATAATACTAAATTAATAAGCAATGAGTCGAACGACAAGAAAACAAAAGAAACCACAACCGGAGGAGATAACAAAGGCAAAGCAAGTGGAAGCAGCAATAGAGATGCTAAAGTACCTGAAGGAGACAAGGCAGATTCAACTAGCCTCGCAGATAGGGTAAGAGAGAAGTTTAAAACTAACACAACCATTAGAGACTCTATGAGGGGTCTAAACTCTAATGCACCAAAAGAATTATTTGACTTAGCTTGGGATGCAGCTGTTGAAGCTGTAGCTCTAAGTATTGAGGCAGGTGTGAGTATATCTGAGAGTATAAGAGTAGGTATTAAAAAACTTAAGGGATCTGAATGGTACCAAAGTTTATCTAAGGAAGGCCAGAGAGAGGCTGAGATGAGCTTTATTGATGAAGTCAATGAAGTAGAAAGCGACACACCAGAAAGGGCTTATGAGAGGCTTAAAAGTGAAATGGAATCCTCTAGGAACCAATCTAAGAAGTCAGATGTACCAATACTCAAAAAAATAAGTCAAGCAATAGGGTCTATTACAACAGAGCTTATAGATAGGCAACACAAAGTTAAAACAGCTTTAGAAAAAGCTGGTATGGGTAAAGTTGTAGACTACATCGTTACAAAGGCTGGAGCCTCCTCACTTGCTAAAAATAGGAGTGAAAAGGCATATCAGAACACTCTTGCAGGGTTAACAAACTTTGAAGTTAACAAACTAGAGGAAATTATAATAGCTAGGAGGATCATAGCTATTGACAAGAATAGAGCTGAAAGAGGTCAAAAACCTATAAAGCACCAAGGTAACCAAACTGGTAAGAGTTCAGCTATGGCACTAGAAGGGGCTAGGCTGGAACTTGGTGATAAGACTTTTAATAAGTTATCTAAGAGGGCTGATAATTATTTTCAAGAATACAAAGAGATACTTGAGGAAATGAAGTCAGAGGGTCTTATTTCCGAGGATACCTACGAGCTGTTTAAAGGGGTTGACTACCAACCTAGAGAGTTTATTGACTTTATGGAGGACATGGATGGCGAGTTTCTTATAGAGGAACTACACGCTATAGAGAATCTACCCCTATCTAAGAAGCAAATGACCTCCTTTAAAGAGGGTTTTGATGGAAACCAGCTTACAGATGCTTGGTATATTTTACAAAAGAGTATATTATCTAGGACAAAAGCTGTTTTCATAAATAGATTAAACACAGCCTTCCACTCAGAATTTGTAAAAACAGCTGCAGAGGTGGATGCTTTAATAGAGAAAGGAAACCTAACAAAGAGGGAGCAAAAGAAAGTAGATAACTTTGAAAATGTAAGGAAACAAGTTAAATTAGATAGTGTTGTAGGCTTTACGGATGCAGGTAACCCTAAGTATAAGATGGATAATGTAAATACTAAGGGTTATACAGCCATGTATTTTTACAAAGATGGTGTAAAGCAAAGGATTTGGGTTAAAGAAGACTTAGCAACCCATATAAATGATTCACATATGAAGCATTTATCAGCACCAGCCAAGGAAAATTTTGCGTTAATATCTGGTAAAGCAATTGTCCAGACCTTTGCTACAGGTAACAACCCCTTCTTTTTTATAACTAATACACCAAGGGATTTCTGGTTCACAGTAACTTTTTCTAAGGAGTATGGTAATGAGATTATTACTAATTCTGTAAAGCTGGCTATAGGTGCAGCCAAGGGATTAAGGAGTGTTTTTATTAATGGGGAGGATTACGTTAAATACCTAGAATATGGTGGTGGAATGGATTGGCTACAACTACAAGGTAAATACTCTGGTAAAGGTATTGCTAAAGCAATGGTAGACACAGTGATGAACCAAAAAACCCAAGATGCTATCACTAGAAATAAGGTTAAGGTATTTATGGATAAGTTCAACCTAGCTAGTGAGGTAGGTATAAGAATAGCGGTATTCAATAAGAGTATAAAGAATCAATTAAAGGAGCTAGGTGAGAAGGACATCGAAACCTTACCAAAACAGGAGAGGGATTGGATATACACTCAAGCTGCCAGATCTGCTAGGGAGCTAACAGATTTTAATCAAGGGGGTAGAGCTACAAAAGCTGCAGACTCCTTTGTACCTTACCTAAATGCTGGTACTCAAGGTATAAGAGCTGCGGTTGAATCTTTTGGTAGAGACCCAATAGGTGTGGGTTCTAGGATGGTACAAGTTATGGCATACACAGCAGGTGGTATGTTGGCATTAGGGATAAACCTAATAGGAATGTTAAGGGATGATGAGGAGGAGGACGAAGAAATAAAGGGTAAGACTAATATCGAAATATACCTTAAGACAATTGAGGGAGTTAGTCAGTATGACTTGACCAATTATTTTATAATCCCTACGGGTAAAAAGAATAAGGATGGTAACTGGGGATACTATAGGGTAGCCAAGGCTCATTCTTTAACCCCACTACTTAATATTGCTGAACACTATATGAGAAAAGCTCTAGCTGAGTCTAGCGGAGCTGAATACAGAGGTGATGCAAGTAAGATATTCTTTGGGGCAGTTGAGAAAAACTTAATCCCAATTGAGCTAAGCCCTACAGGGTTCTTAACAAGAATCCCTGCAGTTAACGCTATGGCAGCAATGAATGGTGATGATCTTTATACTGGTAACCCACTATCATGGGATAAAGGGGAGATACCAGCTGAGTTAGAGGGTATTATTGATGATAGGGTTGAACCGTTTTATAAAAAATTAGGTGAGGGTGTAGGTAAGTCTCCACTAAGACTTAAAAAAGCTGTGGAATCATATGTCACAACACCTAACACGAACCCTTATATAGCAAGTTCTTATGCGATTGGTAACATGGTAACCTCTAATAAAGGTGTAAGTGAGACGTTTAAAGAAGCACGTTTGGACATGAAGAAAGCTTTGACAAGTAGGATGTTTAAGCACACGTCTGAATACAATGTAACAGCAAAACTTTTAGAGGGGGTCTCAAAGGATGTAGTGTCAGCTTATAGAGAGCACATAATACTTGAGGATAAGGTTAAAACTTTGATAGGGGAAATAAAAAAGAAGGATCTTGATAAGGCTCAAGGTGTGGACTCCATAAAGAAGTTAGCCGATGAATATCCTGAACATAGCCTGAACATCGTTAAGTGGGTCAACAGTGAGGTTAAGAAGAAAACCTTAAAGCCTTTAGTGGCAAGTCTTAAGTATGAAAGAAACAAACAAGTTAGAGCTATCATACTTGCTGAAAAGTATGGTGATCTTTTCATAGACAGGAAAAACCTAAGTGAAGAGGAGAGAAAGATACTAGCAGAGTTTGTTACAGAGAAGGCAGTGGACTCTGAGACGTATAACTACTACAGGGAGCTTTACAAAAATTAGTAAAAAGAAGGAAAAAGAAAACCCGATAAGATTAATCTCCTATCGGGTTTTGTTTTCTGTGTTCCAAAAAGCATGATTAAGTCTATCTAACCATTATTCCTCCTTTAGAATATCGTGTATTCCATCAACCTTATCCGCAACATTTCCAATCGTTTTCACGTTGTTTCTGTATACGAATACTGTACTAATAGCTGTTGCTACTGCCGTTACTAATATTGCTGTGATGAGTGTAGTTATTGAAACCATCTTGTTTTGTTTGTTTTATTATTGAGTTGCAAATATAAGGTAAATTATTGATACCTTAAGATTAGGTTTTTATCCTTACCTCATAGACAACTTTCCAGTCGTCCCCATTCTTTTTAACTATCTCTCTCAGCCTCCTCTTTGCAACATCTTGGTTACCATAATACTCAACCCTAGTTTTGCCAACCTCTATTAAATCTGACCAAATATTAAAGTCTGACCAGAATATAAAAGGAATACTAAAAGACCTATACTGGATTTTATGTAACCCCCACATCTCAACTATTCTATACTTCATAACTTAAAAATTTCCATATTCAACATTAAAGACCTTTAATCCTAAAGACCTTGCTCGTCTAACAACCTGCAATCTGTCATCAAACATACCTACAATATGGTAGTCCTTGGCAATCTCTCTCCACATCTCCTCCTTAATAAGCCAGTCTGGTTTCATATTACCCTCTTCACGGATAAAAATTTCATCGTAATCCATATTGTTTTTATCCAACCACTTTTTAGTTTCGTAGAGGGCTATACCGTCACGGCCAGTACAAATAATAACTTTAGCTCCAGAAGACTTAAGCATATTCATAACCTTGGCAGTTGGACTATCAACTGTATCCTTACCAACTAACTTCCAATCGTAGGCTGACCTTTTAACTTTGTGAGCCAAGGTACCATCAATGTCAAATATAATCACATCCTCTTTAAGGGGGTTATTCAACAATGTTACCGGAGTAAAGTCTATAGGATTCTCAACCAAGTTGTGATACAGGTTCACATACTGTGTGTTCTGCTTCCTTAAAACTTCCCCACCAACACGCCTCTTACGAACCCTATCTCTGATCTCTGCCTCCTTTAACATAATAGGGATCATCTTATAAGTCGTTGATACATTCCAGAACTTAAACCTCTCAATATAGGATCTCTTTAAGTGTGTTGCATCCACTATTATATCCTTACCCAAGTTCAAAGCATCGTGTATCAGCGTGTCCTCAAAACGAGTTACTTGCTTCTCTAAAGAGTAGATGTCATCCCTCTCATAATACTTGTGCACAGTGTCCTCAGTAAAGCCAAAGAATTGTTCTCTGATCTTATCCCTATTCACTATTATGACATTTTCAGGATCTTTTAACCACTCCTCATGAGCCCAAGTGGATTTCCCACTACCGGAAACCCCTACTAAAATTGTTATTCTATTTTTCATTACTCTGATATTAAGTGTTCTTCTATACTTTCGATAGAAGACTCTATTTTAGTTACTACTTCATTCTTACTTAAATCTCCGTACTCAAGACCTGCAATTATTTCCTTAAGGTCTCCTATTATTGCTTCTTTCATTAGTTCTCAGATTCTATATCAGCCTCTCCACTGTCCAACTCCTTAGACTCCCACTCAAGGAATCTAAAGCTTTTCAGTTTATAAGACTCACAGTTAAACAATGACTCTTTTCTTACAACAATACCTTCTTCTGGTACTGGGTTGTGACACATAAAGCAGTCTTTTTCGTTGTAAGATTTTTCAAGCTCCTCAACAAACATATTACTAAATTCATCTTCTAATTCCCAGAGCCTATCATCGGCATATTCAGGGCACAACCAATCTACAGCTTTACCATAATAAAACAAGTGGGGTATAGTAAGCCTTCTTCTATCACAAAACTCTGCGATCTCTGGGTAGGACAACTCAGTCACTAGACCATCTGGGTTTGTTTGAGTGATACGGTATACCTCTAGTTTGTGTTGAGGTGTTTCTTTTTGGTGCTCCTCTAAAAAATCAAAGTCACCATCTGGTTCACACCCATAATCATAACCCTTCTGAATAGCCCCACCATTGTGGTCATATCCCAACATCTCTCCGTACAGGGTATAGCCCTTTGGTATTGATTCACCAACCTCATCCTTAATCTTCTCCCAAAGGTCATATCCGAAGAAGTGATCCTTCTGCTTAGGGTCATCCATATCAGCGTTCTTTACCACTCGTCTCGAACCGTAGACCAAGTCATATTCCATCTCCTGTACTTGGAAACCTAACCATCTCATAGCTCTTTCAAACCTTGGTAGGTTTCTCTTGACCAATACGTTACCAACCCACCATGACGTACCATGAGTTTTGTAGGTTATAGAGATCGTGTCCTCAGGGTTAATTTTGTGAGCATTCTTACGTAAGTTCTCTGTATCAACGTGTAGGTGAACTTGACCCTCAACAAGACGGGAAACCTTTGGCTTCCTACCCTGCTTAGATACAGCACCAGCTTTCTTAGGTGCTTGGTACTTTTCTACTAGGAGTTTGCCGTTGATTGTGTCGAACTCTGTTCCCACTTTTACCTCAAAACCATAGTCATAACCTACCCAAAAAGCTACTTGCATTATAGGAACAATATACCCCATTGATTTTTCACCACGAAGTTTCATAGCCTTGACACGACAATTATCCTCGAAGAATCCTGCCTTCTCCTTATCGCTGTTCAACTCCTTATCCCTAAAAGAGTTGGTAGCCGATAAGAAGTCTGCACTAATTTTAGACTCAACCGGAAAGAATACATAGACATCCCCATCTTTAGCATCTAATCCAGTAATGACTGTTTGAAAGTCAATGTCCACAGTCTGCAACCTATTAGCGTTACTGTGTTTCTTAAGCCCTTTTAAAGCCACCACTTTTGCTAGGTAGTTTGGGTTGGCATTTTTACTTGTTGCTAGCATTTTATTTTATTTTAGGTAGCAAAACTAAGTAAAATAATTCACACTCGCAAGTAAAAAAGAGAAAAAGTTTCTCTAGATTAGCCCTTAAAAAACCAATATCTTCTTCGGTATTATTTACATACAAAACAGAGTGGTCTCCATCTTCTAGGTTGACAGAGCCTTGCTGTAAGTAACCTAAAGATGCTAGGTGTTGTAGGTTATTTTTGTTTTTATCTACGTAAAACTTTTTTGGTGGTCTCATAACTAATCTATTAACTTTTTATAGTGATTGATAAGCTTCTCCATCTTAGATGTATAGTAATCCTCAAATTCCTCGAACCCCTCTGAATCTTGTTGGAAAATTTTGTAGAATGTCCCCCTCAGTCTTTCTGAAGGGGTCTTTAATTTTGGTTTAACTGTTCTACTCATAATTTTTAATTTAAGTTACTAATTTTATCCCCCCTTTTAATTTAAGGTAAGCTATATAGCATCTAGAAATTTCCTCAGCTGTAGACTGTACATAAGACTTAACTTCCTCAACTCTCTCTAGGGATAACTGCCTATCAATGATAGCTACCTCTTTAGTCAAGTTTAAAGCCTCACCCTTAAAAGCATTACCAGATCTACCAATCAAAACAACCTTAGCTGTATCCGGTAGTCTACCATACTTCTGTAGGAGCTCTGCAGCATAGATATCAAGCTGCTTGTATTCATCAGACTCATATTCATCGTGTCTTTTAGAAATATCCCCAGTCTTATAATCTCCTATATGCTTTACATACATAAATGGTTCTTCTCCCTCTGAGTTACCTATTTCGGGAAGAGTGTTTGTATCAATGAATCCAAGTACATAAAATCCATCCATCTCTAACTTAATCTCCCTCTCAAACTCGTCATAGTGTGGTAAAGACTTTAAGAAAGCAGCCTCAGACTCATTCCAAGCACTAAAGTCGTTATTCTCATATGACTCACCCACTTTATGACCAAAGTCACCGTAGATCTGTAGGGCAGCATTATCATCTGGCTCCTTCATGAAGTACTTGCGAATGTAATCCCTCTTACTCCTCTCCCACTTAGAAAGCTGAGAGTAGGAGATATAGTATCTCCCATCCTCATCTTTTCTAGGTAGAACCAATTGCTCTACTTTTTTACTCATCTATTTCTTTTTTAAGTGTTCTTACATGAGCCTTAGTAAAGTAAGTCTTCTTACCTTTAGCTGTTGAAGGTATTGTTTCTAGAACAATATAAGCTGCTTCCCTCTCTGCTTCATCCATAGTGAGTAATACAGCCTTAAGCTCAGCCTTCTCATCTTTACCGTATTTAGCCCCACCCATAAGGTTAGCTATAAGTGGTTGATCAGCTAGATCACCCTCAGATAATGATAGTGGTTCCTCTAACCTCATACACTTGAAGATATTGATTGTTGTAACAACATCCTTTCTACAGTACTTAGAGATCCTAGCTAGACCCCCTTCTTCTGTCCAGTAAACTTTACCAACGTCTGCACCACTTATGTCATCCTTTGGTGATGGTAGACCGAAGGCAGTTGCTATGTTAATTAAGGATGCTCTAGCAAAACTAGTCCCTTGCCACTCCTTAGCAAGATCTACCTCATCCACCTCCCACGGTTTAAGACCAGAGGAATCAACTTTGCTACTCGGTAAGATTTTGTTTATAAGCATCCTCTTGAATACAAATGGTGAATCAAAGCCCACGTTTACAAAACCTATCAGCTTATCTGTAGCGTTCCTCTCCAACATTTTATTAAATCTATCTAGTAAATTTGACTCCTCTTCATCATCAAATGTGGCTAACACAATCGCCCCTTTAACAATCTTACCGACTACTATACTAACCACTTTAGAAAACTCAGGGTATAGTCCTGCCTCATCTTTAAAGCTGGCTAGTATCTCTTCTTGTATCATGTCTCCCTTCTTATTCACCTTGTATTCCCAGCTGTCATATAGTGGTGAGTCAGGTATTAACTCTGGTACTACTGTAGCTGTCTCTATATCATAAAAGAGTAGCTTCTCTTCGTTTAATGCTTTTAATGTCCTCATAATTTATTCTATTGTTAATTGTTTGTAATAATTCTTCTCCTTCAGATAGGTCTTAACCTCATCTGGATAACTGTCCTCCTCAATTGACTGAGGTACAGATACTGTCTTTGTGATGTGATCCACCACAAAAATATATCCATCTTTCCTAAAGTATAACCTTGGCTCCTTAGACGGCATAATAAAAGACGTTAGGGACACCTGATCCGTTATCCTCTGTTATCATAAAACCACCTTGGGATGTATAACCTAAAGCTTCACTATAGAAATTACCCGTGAAGAATGAAGGGCAGATAATCCTCCTATGATCTACAGAGTCGTCCCTAATAGTCTTAAACTTATCTCTAGCCCTGATAGGTAAACTATCAAATATAGAGTGTAGGTGACCCTCACAAATCAAGTTAAAGGTACCTTGCTCTCCGTAGTCCCAACATATTTGCTGAGTTGTCTTCTTGGAGATACCGTGGTGACCGTGGGTTAGGATGTGGGTTATGTTATTTACCTTGTGGGTTATAACCAATGGGTTAAACTCTACGTTGTAGCCCATAAGTTCTAAGCCCCAACCTATTAAGTTTGCTGCATCCCCTTGAACGTCTTCCTTGTTGTCAGAGGTTACTCTATCATGGTTACCAGCTACTAACTTAATGTCAGCAAGGTTCTCAATAAGATCTAGGAAATCCTTGTGTAGTATTTGAACTGTAAGCTTTACAGCCTCTGCACCAACCATTGCTTTGTCAAGTCCCTTCCAAGTATTCTTGTGAGATAACCCCGTGAAGGATTCTATCAAATCCCCTAGAATGTGGACGTGAACTGTAGCGTAGTTTCTCCTATTGACTTCAAAGGCAGCTTTCCTAAGCTTCTGTGCTAGTATATCAATAGAGAAATCTTTGGTTCTTATCAAGCTATCAATGTAAGCACCTAAGTGTAAATCGGCAATCTTGACTATCCCTATACCACTCTTACCATGTAGTTGACTCACGCTACGATTCGATAGCTTTTTAGCTGGAATTTGTAATCCCTCCAATATAATACGCTTTAACTCCTTCTCTGTAACCACAGGCTCTACAATAGACTCATAAAAGGCTATGTTGTAATAAGGGACTCCTGTGTGTGTAACAAGCTTCCAACTCCTAATCTCACTTCTCTTAAGGTCGTGATAATCACAGAACTGATCTATATCCATTAACTTTCCGTCTGATGATAAAGCATCTAGTCCTCTAGGTTTAGATACTTTGTCGTTTGGATACTGTGGTGTACTGGTCTCAGTAGGCTCCACATCAATATCTTGAAGTGACTCTAGGTATAGCCTGAAAGATTCGGCATCGGGGAAACCAGCTTTTTCAGCCATACTTAACCTCTTATTCTTATTAGACTTTTTGAATGTTTTTAATTTGCTTTTAGCTTGCATTTGAATCCTTTATAATTAAACTTAATTCTTCGATCATACTACTGGCTATTTTATTAACCTCTTCCATAGTACCATCCATCCTTGCTTCATAAAGCTCTGCTACGTTGTTGTGCATTTTTTCTGAGCTACTGAAAATTTCATTACTTGTTGCCATATCCTTTTTCTTTTAAAATATTAATTACTTGTGTACAATCCTCTTTGTTTGTTGGTTTAAAAATTAAGGGTTTTGGGGTCATTTCTTTAGACCTCTCCTTAAATAACTTCCATCGAATAGAAAAACTCTCGTTTGCCCTACCCTTCACTTCTATAAACCAAGCCTCATCTTTACCGATGAAGTCTGGTGTGTAGCTAACCTTGGTGACCTTCCTTCGGTCAATCATTTGCTTGCTTCTCTTGGTAGCCCTCTCCCAACATTCCTCTTCTAACTCAAAGGGGTCAAATGTTTGGTAACTTCTTCCCTCGTATTCAAATTTGATACCCTCCTTCTTGAGCATCTTGTACATGACAGACTCCAATGTTGAGGCAAACTGAATCCCATCCACAGTTACCTTCTTAGCTTGGACTATCTTACGACCCACTCTGGGTTTCTTATTCTTCACTTCTATCGCCATATTTATCCTTTAAGAATTGTTTCATTATTAGTACATAATCGAGTAGGTCATCCCCCTCTTTAGAGAATGCCTTTATTGCGGACTCTATATAATCTCTGCCCTCGGAGATTGATAACCAATCCATAAAGTCATCATAGTTCATATCCTTAACAATCTCCCTAGGGTTTATTGTATCTGTATATTCCTTTTTGATGTCTTTAACAACGTCTATCTCTTTAGCTTCAGCTATTACAGTAACCCAAGGCATATTGTCCTCTTCGTATGACCTAATAGCTTCCTCCAAGTTACTTGCACTTACATAACCCACAAAGTAATTAGTGTCTAGGCCTGTCCTAGGAGATTTTGCGTAAACCATTGCTGTGTATATATTCATATTTTAAAGTTTTAGTGTTTCTTTAAGATCTGCCCTTACACTTGGGTCTCTCAAACCCTCAAGACATTGCTCTAACCAATCAGTCCCGTATTTCTCTGTCATAGAATCCTCTATCCATTTTTTACCACATATAGTCTTGTGATCAAAGAGGAAACTCCAAATTGCTTTTAGTGTTTTCATTTTGTTTGTGTTAAAGTTAATATCTTAATGTATTTCTGCATAATTGTTACCAAACTGCACGTCTATGTCCAGTTCTCTATTCAAACCTAATCCCTCATTAGTGCTTTGTATAGCACTTTTTAAGAACTTTTCACAACCCTCTCTGTGACCCTTAGGTAAGCATATAATTATTTCATCATGCATTTGACCAGTGAGTTGTGGTCTCTTATCCCTAAAAGTTTTTATCCAAGTGTCAAAAGCAAATACCCCTGTCCCTTGGTTTAAGGTTGAAAAAATATCCTTGGGGTATCTCAATGAATACCACAACCTACTAACAGGGTTCCATAACCAAAGCTCCTCAGCTTTACTTGCTAGATCATACTTCTTACGTCTGGTAGATTTACTATCCTCATCTTGTGGTAGCAAGTCTCTACCTTTATACAGTTTGTAGGTTAACTGACCATTACCTAACTTGTAGAAGAACTTAACCATCTGATCTGCTGATACAGCCTTGATTGACCAGTTTACTTTCCAGTAAGCTTTATGGAGATCAAAACCTGCTTCCTCTGGTATATCTGCAGCATCTGCTATTGCCTTTCCACCAGCCCCATAAGTTGCCGAGTAGTTTGTAGTCTTACCCTTCTGTCTCTCAAAGTTTAACTCCTCAAACCTACCGGACTGCTCAGGTGTTTTATCCTCATCAGTCTTCTTATACCACTTATAAAAGTCTGCATCCTCCTCGGTCATAAATCCAGCTTGAACTGCAATAGCCAAGTGTGGATCATAACTCTTATCCATCATAGTCTCTACATACTCTGGGTCATAGGGGTAGATATAATGGTCACGGGTTCTGTTTTCTAGTGCACTCATATCTGAGCCACATAGTTCATAACCCTCCGGAGCTATCAAAACCCCCCTAACCAGTTCTCCATAGGGTTTATCCACTGAGGGGAGGTTAACAACCGTTCTGTGCTTGAACCTCAAGGTGTTAGTAAACCCTTGTATCTGGGCTTGGATATAACCATCTGCATCCACATTACTCATGTATCCATTAAGGATAGCAATCCTATGCGTTAATACAGTTAGACCCTCCATGACCTCTAACCTAGGTTCAACCTTTAAAAGCTTCTTAACAGAAGGACATAATTCCTTACCATCCTTACCATCAACTCTAACTTGCGGTATACTATCAATATAATCCTTACCATCCTCATCTTTCTTTTTAACCTTCTTAAAACTCTCTGGAATCCAACCAAGGCTAGACAACCAATCCTTCATTTGAGAAGAGCTTTTTGGGTTACCCTTCTCTACACTAGCCACCACTTCTACATCATCTGGGTGAGACTCTTTTAACCCTAAAGATTGAACCGCCTCTAGCCAAGCAATTGCTCTAGATGAAAGCTCATTAGATGGTATATGTACGACTGAGACTTGATTAGGGTTTAAACCTTGAGCATCACAAGCTGTTTTAAACTTGAGTCCACTTGCTGAGAGCTTACCATTTGCTTTAATGTAAGTCTTAGGTTTCTTCAGGTTATTACCCTTGAGGTACATACTGTCGGGTTTTTTAACAGCCTTCATCTTAACTGACTCTGGCATTATGTTACTCAACTCCTCAACCTTATCTGCCTCTTCTGTTTCCAGTTTATCAAGAGCCAGTAAGCACCTAGGTACATCCAACTTCCACCTACTCCTTTCAGCTTCTACAGCACAATCCATTTTAAACATCAGGTAATTAATAAGTCTTTGAACTCCCTCTTCGTCCTCGTAGATCCTCATTAGATCCTTCATCTCCTTGTCATAGAGCTTACAGTTTATCTTAACGTCCTCACTACAACGGTGTAACATCTTATCTTGAAACTGTTTAAAGGTTTCATTAGGTAGTGGAGACTTCCACTCACCCTCAGTGATCTTTGGTTTTGGTATACCGAAGTAAACACCCCAGTCATCCAAACCATGTCTCTGTTGCTTACCTACACCATTAGGGTATAAATACCAAGACAATGCCAGAGTGTCTATAACCTTACAAGATACTCTGTGAGGTGTTAACTTACCAGAGTCTATATCTCTTCTGTGTAGTAGGCTATCCTCGTAACCATCGTATAATATCCTCTCAACTACAGGAATATCCCAGAGTGAAATATTGTGTCCAATAATAACGTCAGCGTTATCAAAGAACTTCCTCATCTGATCGTAATCGGTAGTTGACTTATGTTTCCACTCTCCTTGAGAGTAGATAGCAGCCACCAAGCAATGTATCTTGGTGGGATCTAAGTCATCTGCTTCCACATCAAATACGCATATTCGCATATTATTGGATTATACTTACTGAAGATTCTGAGGTAAGGATCATCGTTGCTACCGAGGCTGCACTCTCTAGTGCTACACGAGTAACCTTCTTAGGGTCTATAATACCCCTATCCAATAGGTTGGCAAAGTCATTGGCTTTTGCATCATACCCTATAGGATAACCACTTTGTATGACCATATTAACGACTGCTACACCATTTAATCCGGAGTTCTCAGCTATCTGAATAAGTGGCTCCTGAAGTGCTCTTTCCAGAACCCTAACACCTCTTTTCTGATCTAAGTTCTTAAGAGACCTATTTAGATTCTTTAAGATACTAGAAGCTTCTATAAGTGCAATACCCCCACCTGCAACAACTCCTTCTTCTACAGCTGCTCTAGTGGCGTACAGGGCATCGTCTATCCTGTCCTTCTTTTCCCTCATCTCTACATCAGTGTTAGCACCTACGTAAATAACAGCTACGGCTCCGTTTAGTTTGGCAATTCTAGCTTTTATTTCCTTGTCATCCCACTCCTGAGTCTTGTTATCAATTTGAGACTTTAGTTCAGCTATTCTTTTGTCAACGGCACCCTCTTCTGATTTACCACCAATTATTGTGGCATCACTTCTGGAAATACTTATCTTACTAGACTCACCAAACATATTAACATCAAAATCCTCAAGGTTAAGTCCCATTTCCTCCCTAACAACAGTTGCCCCAGTAAAGATTGCTAAATCCTCTAGCATTTCCTTCCTTTTCTCTCCATAGGATGGAGCCTTAACAGCTATGATCTTAAACCCTTTCTGCACTATATTCTGAGCGAATGTCATAAGAACTTCCCCTTCAAAGTCAGGGGCTATAATTACAAGTGGTCTTCTAGTGGCTAACCCCTTCTCAATTACATCCTTAATCTCGGCAGTTGTGTCAACCTTCTTGTCAGTTAGGTAGTACAAAGGATTCTCATATTCACCTAAGATTTTCTCAGGGTTGGTTACAAAGGTGTGGTGTAGTAAACCACTCTTAAACTTCATACCATCGACAACGTCTATGAACGTGCTCGTATTCTTAGATTCCTCAACAGTTACAACTCCATCAGCAGTTACCTTAGCCATAGCCTCAGCAATCAGCCCCCCTATATCACTATCATTGTTTGCTGATATGGTTGCAATCTGCCTGATTTTTTTATTATCATGAGAGACCTTCTCGGCCATCTGATCTAGCTTTAAGGTTATAGCCTCTACACCCTTGTCTATACCCCTCTTTAAGTCCATAGGATTTATGTGCTTTTTTGGAAACAACTTACCATATAAACCTAACCTAGGTTTTATAACCTTCATTCCACCATTAATAATAGCTTGAGCTAAAATGGTGGCCGTTGTAGTTCCATCACCAGCGGTGTCAGCTGCCTTACTTGCTGCCTCTCTAACCATCTCTGCCCCCATATTCTCTATCGGGTCTGGTAGAGCTATATTTCTAGCTACTGTTACACCATCCTTTGTAACGTGTGGTGTGTTGTGCTCCCTCTGAATTATTACATTCCTTCCTTTAGCACCCAACGTAACCTTTACGGAGTTGGCTAACTTGTCTACACCTGATTGTAATTTTGTTCTGGCATCATGGCCAAACTTGATATCTCTACTCATATTAATTTATTTTAATTGATTTGCAAATGTAAATAGAAAAAGGGACTCTCGCAAGTCCCTTTAGGTTTATTTTTAATTATTTTTTAATTTTAATTGCTACCCCTCACAACTAGAGCAAGTTAATAAATTCTTTTTAAACTCCCTAGCAGCGTTTACATTGTGCTGGTAGTATAAAGACTTAACACCAAGCTTTGCAGCTGTCAAGTAAAGACTATTTATATCCTTGGTAGGAGTATTGGGGTGTATCATCAGGTTCAATGATTGAGACTGACAGATAAACCTCTGCCTTTGTGCAGCCTGCTGAACAATAGACAACTGACTAATCTCTAGATAAGTTTTGAAAACATCTTTCTGATCATCTGTTAAGAAGTCTAAGTGCTGAACAGATCCATCTTTATCTAATATAGACTTCCATACAGTATCTGTATCCTTACCTAAACCTTTTAGTATCTCCTTTAAAAAGGGGTTCTTATAAGTTGTCTTACTCTTTGCTAAATCCTTAACAAAGTAATTAGACAATATAGGTTCAATACCTTGAGATACCTCTCCTAGTATAAAGGAGGAGGACTTTGTGGGTGCGATAGCTATCAAGGTGGTATTTCTCCTTCCGTATCCTTCTAATACATCTGGCTCTCCTAACTCCTGTCCCATTATCCTAGATGCTGTGTAAGCTTTATTCCTTATTATAGAAAAAGACTCTGCATTAATCATCATTGCATCATAGGAATCAAAAGGTAGGGACTTAGATTGTAGTAAGGAGTGCCAACCTAGAACACCTAGACCTAAAGCACGGTGCCTTTTTGCAAATCTGTGTGCTCTTTCCATAAAGGGTAACCCCTCAGTTTTAACTATAAACTCCTCCATAACAGCATCTAAGAAGTAGGTAAGAATTTCAACAGCATCTGTATCTCTCCACTCATAGTAGTGAAGCATATTCATAGAGGATAGGCAACAGACAAAGGACTCTTCCTCACTTGAAGGCAGCATGATTTCAGAACATAAATTACTGGCGTGTATTGTCAAGCCCTTATCCTTGTAAACATCCACAGTATTCTCATTTACGTTATCCTTAAACATGATATATGGAGAGCCTATTTCAGACCTACACTGTATTACCTTAGCCCAGATTTTTCTTTTAGTATGGTCTCCTTCCTCCATTTCCCTCAACCAATCATTTCCAACACATAGTCCGTACATCATTAGTTGTATAGGGTTACCTTCCATCTGTATTTGTAACCACTCCTCTATGTCATCATGCTCAATATCAATATACCCAGCGAATTGACCTCTTCTTGTAGAACCTTGACTTATCACATCTATAACTGTGTCGAATACCTTAAGGAAAGGGAAACTACCATTGCTTAATCCATTATTAGATATGCTACTACCTCTTGGTCTTATCTTACCAAAGTAACCAGAGGTTCCACCTCCATACTTTGACATCATCCCTACCTCTGCTGAGGTATAAAGAATAGACTTTGTCTCATCCGATATGTAGGAACCAAAGCAAGAGATGGGTAAGCCTCTATCTAAACCAAAGTTAGACCAAACTGGGGATGCTAGGGAGTAATAACCCTTAGACATATAATCTAAAAACTTCCCCTCAAAATTATCTACAAAGGGTAAGTGTTTGGATGCTGCCTTGGCTATATCCTTTATCCTATCTTCTGGTGATTGATCATTTACTAAGTAACCTCTACTTAAAAATTGTCTGCTTTTATCTGTTAGCCAAGCATAAGGCTGTTGTTTTTGTTCTCTCATTAAAATAAATCGTTCTCTGTTATACTCTTCGCTTTCTTTGTGTAGTTGGTGGATCTCTTGTTGAAGAAATCCCCCTCTGTTGTACTATTTAACTCCTCATTAAACCATTGGGTTTCTAGTAACATTGACTCATCTACCTCAAATAGTGGATCTATCTCAAGGCTTTCCATAGAGTTGTTGAATCGGTCTCGAATAAAATTCTTTACTACATCTTTAGACATAAACTCTAGGTCACCCTCTTCAAAGATCCAATCTAGAATCTTAGTTTCAGCTCTCTCTGCTTTAGCACAAGCCCTCTTGATTTCCTCTTTAAACTCCTCATCAAACCAATCGGGGTTCTCTTGCTTTATTATGTTTACTATAGCTAAACCAAACTTTCCGTGGCTGTCCTCCTCTTGAAATGTAGCTGAGACAATGTTAGATATTCCTTTGAACATATTCTTGTGCCTATTAAAGGATATCATAATAAGGAACTGACTGAATAATGAAACGTGCTCTATAAAAACTGAGAACAGTAGTACAGACAGGGCGTACTTCTTATTATCCCTACTCTTAGACCCTACAAGGTATTTATCCAAGTAGTTTATCCTGTCAATAATAGCAGGGATTTCATTTATAGAGTTAAAGTCATCGTTTAGACCCAGTATTTCTAATAGATGACTATATGCATCAGCGTGTCTCACTTCACTCTCGGCAAAAGTCATCCCTACAGCACCAATCTCCGGTTTAGGCATCCTATCGTGGATCTTACCCCAGAAGGACTTAAAGGATACCTCTATCTGAGATATCGCAAGCATTGTCTTTCGTATTACAGATTTCTCAATATCAGTTGTGTTAATTTTAAAGTCTTGGACATCCGATGTCAGGTTATACTCTGTGTGTATCCAATAAGAATGACGAATTGCATCCTTGTACTCTAGTAGTTCTGGATACTCATAAGGTTTTAGGTTTACTCTTTTCTCAAATATGTCTGGCATTTTAAGGTTTTTGGGTTAAAAAAGGCTCTATAGAAGAGCCTCTTAAGGTTAATAATTATGGGGTTGCAAAGATACTAAATTATTCCTCTTCTGCTTAATACCTCCTCAACTTTTTTAATTAAGTTTTCTAAACTACCATCGTTAACAATAGTTTCGTCAAAGGCTAAACTATCTAGGGCAGTTTCGGAGGTATGATTACCAGAAAGGTGGTCAGTTTCTGGTCGCTTAACAACTATTGTTATTCCCCCTCTATCTTTTATAGCTTTAAGTTCATTGGGGAAACGAGTATCTGTAATAATCCAATTACTTGGGTTATATTCACTCATCTTTGGGCTTCTGTAATCAGCAAACAGGGCATTGCACCACACATTTTTATGTAGCCCATCACGCATTGCTTCTGTCCCCAGCTTCTGAAGAAACCCCCTTACAGTCATTAATGTACTAAATTCAATATCAGCAAATGGGGTTATTAAATTAAGGGGTACGTTTTGTACTGTTCCCCATTCAGTATCTAAAAGATTTTTCTTAAACTCTTGGTCTTCAAAGTTTTCTACAGGTATCCCTGTTAATATAGAGGCAATCGTCTTTAATTTACCTGCAAACTTTTTATTTTCAAAGGGAGTTTTTCCATTTGTAGTAAGCAGTGTATTTATGATTTCAGCAGTAGTATCTTTACCTGAACTAATTCGTCCCGAAATTGAAATTATCATAGTGAATATATTAATGAACCAATTAATACCCCTACACAACTACCGGTGGCAGCTCCTGAGGCATAAAAGATTCGGTTAGACATATCTCCAAATGCAACTTTTCTTACATTGAAAGACCAAATAAAGGATATTAAAAACCCTATTATTATAATACCCCCTAGCAATATGGGGGACTTTGTAACAGCGTAAATAGCTATTTGATAGGTATTCAAACAGACTAAGACTATTTGAATCAAACCTGTTGTAAATAACTCTAAGTTTAGTTTACTCATAAGTACATAAATTTTTTACATTAAAGTTGTTATAATTAAAATGCTTCTTCTGGACTTTTAACAGGGAGTCCATTAACCCCATTTTTCATTTGTGCCCTAACCCCCAGCTTAGCTTGTATTGCTTTTTGCATTGGGTTGTCTCCGTTGGTGTCAAAGTACCCAGTAAATCCACTACGAGTTTCATAAATCAATTGAGTATAATCCCCCTCTGTGTGAGGCTTACCTCCGGTACTCTTATCCTTTATTTTTTGGACAGACACTTGCATTGTACTCCTAACTGCATCATCTTCATGGCTTATAAGCCTATGAGCCGAAACGAAGTCATCACATCTGTTGGCCTTACTGTTACCACCAGAGGCATCATACTTTGTAGGCATTTTTATGAAGCCATGTTCATCCTTAGCTGTTCTAGTAAAACCAGTGTAAGGGTGATCTACAACCATGACACTACAGTAATTCTGACAAAAGACCCTTATCTTTGACAGAACCTCTGTATCATCAGAAAAATTACCTGAACCTGCATAGAAAGAAAAGGGGTCTATGAGTAAGAAATCTATACCATGTTTCTGATATAATTTTCTACCTTGAAGTAGAATCTCATCTATAGTACTGTGGTTTTCGTTCTTCATAATAAAAAAGGACTTCCTATTCTTCTGAAGCAAAGCTTGATAAGCAATAGGCTCCTCTTTAAAAGAATCAACTCTTCTACCCCCCTCGGCCTCTAGTAAATTACGCCTCGTAACGGTCACTGACGACTCTGGTGAAGATATACCCCACTTATACCCATGAAGTATGTTAGATGCCACCATTATGCTTGACAAAAAGGTTGACTTACCAATGTTATCTAAACCAAGTAAGAAAACAAAGCTGTTCTTTTTTAGTCTTAGAAATTCATCTAAATCCCTCCACCCTAGGGATAGACCTAAGGGTATCTCCCCCTTACGAGCTTGTTCTAAGTAATCATCCTCCTCATCACTCCCAGATACAAAGGATAGCTCATCCTCATATTCATCCTCTTCACCACTATCATCAGTTCCGTAACCTTCCTCATGTAAAATAGCGTAGGCCTTCTTGTAGTTTCCCTCACACTCTAGTTCTGCAAATAGGTGATGATTATTATAACCTCTCCTCTCCTCAAACATATCTTGAGCTGTAGAAAAACTCTGAAAGAACATACCATCCCTATTGTACCCACCATGTAAGTCCCCTGACTCACTGTTGGGTCTGGTTAGATTATACCAATCACCATTATCGGAATGAAACGTCCAACCACTCTTTTCTAGGAGGTCTATACCTATGTTAGAATCCTCATTGTAAGACCTAAACTTCTTGAAACCCTCAAAATCCTCGGCACTAAACTTCTTCTTAACATCCCTCTTTAGTAGGTCATCCTTTTGTTTAGCTACAATAAATAACAACCTCCTCTCGTCCTCCGTTATTAGGGGTATCTCGGAAAAAGTTTTAGTGCTTATAAGCTTGTAACCCTTTGAAGGAGCACACTTTATGTAACCTCCAATACCCCTTGTCTCAATAGTAGCTGCACCCTTAGCGTTCCTAGCTAACTTCTGATTGCTTTCTATCTTATCACAGCGGTATAGGTAGTGCCTACCCCCAGAGGGAGTTGATTGTATGACCAGTTTTTTAAACAACTCTTCAGGTATCATCCTATCATACTCCTTCATAAAGGTTATAGGATCTTCAGCGTTCTTTAAATCAAAGTCTAGGGCTTCGAGGTTAAGGGAGGCATACCCAGTAGATATACCAACCTCTTGAAAGTCATACTTATCAATGTCACCTTTAGGAAAGACTTCTTGGTGAGCCTTCCTCATAGGAACCTTGGTGCCCTTCTCAACCGGAACTGGGTTTAAGGATAGCTCAATTAACTTCTCTATTACTGCTTTTTTAATCATCCTGATTGCTTTTCATATTCCTTTTTTAGGTTAATATCAACTGCTAGGTTCTTGGAGTAAGGCTTACCATTCCTCCATCCCTCTGGATATACTGCCTTACCACCCATTTTAACACTAAAGTACTCATAACCCTTAGGTGCACCATCTACAGCTTTAACTTTATTTTCTTCTTTACACCAAACTCTTGAAACCTTTGACTTCCAACTCTTTACTTGAGTTCCCCTACCATCTACCCAGTACGGCTTACCGTGTTCCTGAGACTTAAGGTCATAGTAAGAAACAAACTCCTCCCCATTTATGTTATATCCTATGGACATAGCGTAATCAGAAACTTCTTCTGGTGTTGGTTTCTTAAATTCTACCACCTTAGCACCAGCTTTTATACCTATGCTTTCTAGAAATGTAGAGACTTCATCTGGTAAAAAATCCAGATCATTTTGTATCTTCTTAATACTTGATTGTGATTTTGGTAAAGCACTAAAGTGATCTGGCATTATATAATAGACTAAACTATTTGCCTTCATAATATGACAGTAGCCCTTACTCCTTAATTCTTGAGAGAAAGTCCTGAGCTGACCAATAGAAATACTTAGCTCAAGACATATCACATCTAAGTTAGGGCAAAAAACCCCAACCGTGTTAAGGTTAGGGTTGGTGACTAAATAAAGGTAAAGTAGTTTAGACTCTGTGGTCAGTTCTTGGAACTTACGGTTACCCCAGAGCTTTCCTACCTTAACAGACATTAGAATGGAAGGTCGTCGTCCTCTTCATCTAATGCCTCAGAACCAGAAACTACTGCAGGAACTTCCTCAGCATCCTTTACAGGAATATCTTTAGCAAACTCTTCTCCAAAGAACTCCTGAAGCTTTGCATCAAAAGATATTGCCTCTTCTATTTGCTCTTCTGAGATATCAATTACCTCAAAGTTTGGTAGATAATACATAACTGGCTTGTCTGCCATTGGGTCTGCTTTTAGCTTAGCCAATAGACTTTTGTACTCAGTATCTGTTACCTCAACATTCTTACCCTTAACCCTCTTCATCAGTTGTCCTCTTGATACAGTGACTAGTTTGTCGTAGATACCTTCGTTAGGGTGATCCTCTAGTAATTCGATCCACGGGGTTAGTGAACCACCATTAAACTCAAACTTTACTAGCTCTGAACCATTACCTAAGTCAGTTACTGCAAACACGTTAATAGTATACTTGGCACCAAACCTTGCTGCCTCTGCCTTGATGTCCTTCCACACACCTCGAATAACTTCACCGTATTGACCATTAACCTTAGTCTTTACAATGAACTCCTTCTCACCAGTTTCCATTGGTTCTAACATATTAGAGCTAATGCCACTAGCCTCCCCCTCATTAAAACCAGACACAGATGCCTTGATGTCAACGATTGCAAAGTCTACAGAATCCAGCTGAACCTTCTTCTCTTCACTCTTGTCATAATACTCTAAAACACCTTTGCCTCCTTTGAAACTGATGTACTTACTTACTGGGCTACTTGAGCCACTTTTCTTTTGAGTTCTACTCATCACTTAATTTAATTTAGATTATACTTCTTTTCAAACTGTTCCACCCTAAACTTGTAAAGCCAAAGATCATTGACTACAATACCAATGTTTATATTTAGATTTTTAATCCTCTTGGTGTTTTTTACTTCCGCTTTACCTTGAGTGAGCTCTCTGGTAAATCTATTCCTCTTAGAATACATCTTCTCCACGGTCTTTATAGACTTGTCCACCATACTCTGGTTGTAATTCCAAGATAGTATGTCGCAACCCCTTTTAAAACCGTGAGTCTCGATTTGCTTTAATTTTTTACCCCCTAACTCTTCGTAATCATCTTTGTATCTTGTTTCCTCTAAAGTAAAGCTACCGCTTTCTAAGGATGTAATTTTTATACCCTTGTAGATTACAAATGACTTAAGTGGTAAAACGTATTCTCTACCCACTAACGTGGCACTCTTGTACCAATCTTTTCTTATATCCATCCATTGAACTTGTTAAATCAACTTATTACACTGCAAAGATACAAGGAAAAATTGACAAAAACAAGTTTTCTAACTCCTTATGGCACTGACTATTACACCTATATTTCTTTTCTGTACTCCCTTTCCTTTTTATATATCGGAAGGAAAAGGTTATCCGGCCTATGAGTCTCCTCATAGACTATTATTGCATCTAGCCAATCTTTATCAATATCTTTTAATGGTACGTGGGTTAATATTTCATCTCCCTCCTTTCCTCTACCACCCCTAGTTACAAAAGATCTAATCAATTCAAAGGGAGACTCATCAGTAATTGTTATTGGTATTCCATTGGCATACCTTACATAATCTGTACCCCCCTCTATAAAACTGTACTGACCTGAGTGCTCTCCTGATCCTTTATGAGATTTGAAGTCGTGTCTGTATTCTGATTTTAGTATGGTTCCATCAGGGCATACTAAAAGGTTTACTAATATTTGTGGCATAATTTTTTAATTGATTGCAAATGTATAACTAATTATCTTAATTTACAACAACTCGTTGTCCGTAAAGGTTTATTTTGTAATTATTGCACATTTTTTTTAAGTGATAGTGATATTCTTTCCCACCCCCATATAAATAATATTTTAGCTCGCACATTATTTTGTGATACCACCAACCAATAGGTTTTCTAAATTTTGTTTTTACTTTGCTCCAAGACATCTTATTAATTTTTAATTGTTAGAAGAGAGGTAATTTTCTATTACTAATTTAGTTTATTATTTGTTAGTTAACTACAACTTTGCATAAGGCACATTAAAACGATGCCTTATACCTTTGTTAGCAAACATAACCCAATAAAAAAACCTACTACTAAACCAATACAAACACCAAGAGAAACTAATCCCTTCTTGTTTAGCTTTTGGTCGCCTGTGTAGTAATGTCTTATTGCTTTTGGTATATCGCTATTCCAATGATGTATTGCGTTACTTGCTTCTTCATAGTGTTCTAATGCACTATTCATTAAATCTTCTTTTGGTGTTTGATACGCTTGATGTTCCATAATAAGTTACGTTTGCTAACAATGTGTATAAGCAATAGCCTGTCAGCCTTTTAACTATTGCTTGGTTATTAATTTAAAGTTCTGTTCATTTATCAAAGGTTAGTGTAGGCTACTGCTCATACACTCAGCGTTGTGTGTAATTAAAATTATTTCTTTTTGTTTGGTATTTTCCAGTATATTAACATTAACCACATTACTATTAACCATAAAGGAATTGCTATTGATTCCATAATTTTAAAAGTGCCTAACAATGGCTAAAGTTAATTGCCTTGTAAGGTCTTGTTATATTTTAATGGTTAGTATTAAAGGCAACTAACCTTAGCCTATTCAGTTATGCACAATACTACGACTGTGATTCTAATTTAGACAATTCGTCTTTCATCTGTTTTATCTTACGTTGCTTCAAATCCCCTTTGTTTTCTTCGTAATACCTTTTTATAATGGAGTCGTAAGCATTATAAATTTCCCCAGCATTATCTAAACTAAAGTAAAGGCTTTTGTTTGCCGAGTCAATGTATTTTGGTTTATATGTTTTTAACTCTAAAAAGAACTTTTGAAAAAATTCAGTAGGGTAATCACCGCCAAAAATATAAGCACCAGTTGGATAGGTTAGGTAAAGAAGAGTTTCATTTTTTGGCTGTCTGCCATCATCAGACCAAGATATACTTCTGCGTTCCCCATTAAAAAATCCTATATGTACATTTTCTTTTAGCTTTTGCCAGTTTGTACTGTTGATAGTTTTAGGGTCTAATTCAAAACCGTATTTTTCTACTAATTCTACGCCAAATAAATGTTGTTTTGCTTGTCTTTCTAAGCTATCTACATCAAACACTATTTCAGATTTATACTTATTAAGTGCTTTCAATATTTCTTTGTATGCTTTTTCTGTTGTATTCATTTTATTTATGTTTTAAGTTTAATAATCCGTACTGTGGGTAACAACGTGTATAGTTAATAAACCCACCAAGGTTTGTACTAAATTTCAAAGTCTGTGCAAGGGTTTACTAACCATACACAAACTGTTGTGTGTAATTAAAAAAGCACACAACAATAAATATAAGTAATGGGGCGGGCTGCAAATGAACTTGGATACCTCCCAAGAGCGTTACTTGTTCGTCAACTTTCACGGATTGCGTGTAACATTCCCCATTACCCATATTCAAACCGTTGTGCGTAATACTAATCCTCATTTTTAAAAGAATCTTTTACACCACATATTTTACATTGGTCATATAGGCAAGGGTCAAACCCCATGTATCCCACATAAGTACACGCAACGCCTTTTGTCTTTGGTGTGCTCCTGTAATACTTACAAGTTTTAATCCAATAACCATCAATAGGCTCTTTTGTGTTGCGTTCTTCATCGTACTCATAACAATACATTCCTTCAGGTATGCAATCCGTACTACGCACAATACCAAATAAACGCAATAATTTTGCGTGCCTTGTTTCAAGCCAATACCATAATAATCTAATTTTTGTTCTCATATCTATCTTTGTGTAAAGTCAGGGATACCTTTTTCCTGATGTCGGGAATATGGTTATGTGTAATTAATAAATACAATATAATCAATATTTTATAGAGCTTTTTCGTAACAAATATATACCTATAATTGTTACAAGAATAAAACAAATTAGTAGGGTTTTTTGTCACAAATATTGACTATAATTGTTACAAAATTACTCTTATATTCTTTAGGGTATAATGTTGCTTAATGTGAACATTTTACAGTCTTTTGGTGGTAATAAGAGACACAACCACTATCATCTTTTTCCAAATACGTTTTTCATTATTTTTTTATTTTAAATTCTTCGCCTACTATCTTAGTTAGTTCTTCCATAGTGTATTCGGGGATATCGAAGCCTCTGGATTCTCCTTCTGAATTTTTAAAGGTTAATTCTTTATCCTTATCATCCCTAGTATATTCATACCAATAACCATTAGAGTTTTTAAAGGTTAATTCATTACCCTTATCATCGTAGGTTTTTTCATCCCAATAACCATTAGAGAGTTTAACGGTTAATTCATTACCGCTATTATCATAGGTATACTCAGACCAATAACCGTTAGAACTTTTAAAGGTTAATTCATTACCTTTATCATCATAGGTTCTTTCACACCAAAAACCGTCAGAATGTGTACGAAATTCATAAACCAAAACTCCATTTTTATTGTAAAGTTTTAAATCCTCTTCTTTTCCAAATATGTTTTTCATTTCTTAATTTAATTAATTATTTGTAACACCACCTACAGTTAACTTATTTAGTAGGTTCATGTCTGTATCTTGTTGCTTTTCAATCTTTTCCTTCATATTATTGTCCAGTTTTTCACTTAATAAACTGGACACCGTGTAACCGTAATTGCTCGTCGGCATATTCCTGCATAATCCTTCCCTCCTCTTCTCTATTTACTAACGCAAGGGATTCCTTCATCTTTGGTCTTGTTGCGTTATCTATTGTTTTCTGTCTGAAAAACTCTTTTGCTTCTTTGCTCATATCGTTTATTGTTTGTTTATGTTAACTACAACTTTGATTTGTATCTACTATGCCAATTCATAAGCCTTAAATTCTTTATGAGTTCTAAATGTTAATTTATATTCTTTATTCAAATAATTATTAAATAAATTAACTTGTATTTTACCAGCTTTTAAAATTGTATGGTTGTATTTTTTACCATCTACATCTGTAAAAATAACGGTAGTCTTTCCGTTTTTTAATGCCGTTCTAAAATCTTGATTTGTCATTTCGTTTTAGTTTAATTTGTAAACTCAAAGGTTTACTTTTGATTTAATTTGTAAACTCATTAGTTAACTTTGTATAAGGCACATTAAAACGATGCCTTATACCTTTGTTGTAAAGTCAGGGATACCTTTTTCCTGAGGTCGGGAATATGGTTATGTATTTCTCGACCATCTTATAACCGTAAAACGTTAGCTGCATAAGAGACTTTTGTATTTTTTGTACCTCTTATAATACTTTAAGGTAGCCTTAATCTTGTAACCACGATATACACCACCATTCCACATCCTTACAATTTCACCTTCGGTTGGGGCTTTGTTATAAATCTGTTCATACCTTTTAATCCCAGCTTTAATAGCTAGATTAAATATTTCCTCTGCACATACAACGTTAAACGCATCTTCATGGGTGTAGTCTGTCTCATAAATTCGGTTGACATCATCTACTGCAATCTCATGTATCTGTAATACTCCATAGGCCTTACCATTATCCCCGATTAAATTAGGTTGATTATTTGTCTCTACGTGCTTTAGCACAAAGCGTATATCATTTAACTCATAAGAGGTAAAAGGGGATAATAACAAAGTTAAGAAAAGTGTTGTTGTAATCATATTATATTTTTTAAGGTTTTTTAATTATGATATTGATAATTGACCATACCTGCTACTCTAGTTTTATGTAAGCTCTCCCAGCATCATAGGATATTGAAGAACCCCTAGAGTAAGAAGTGGTTTCGTCACCTTTTAAGTTCTGGTAGGCATTGCTTAATGCTTTAATTGCTTCCTTTTTGGTATGAAACTCAAGAAGTAAGCTATTAAACTGAAGCTTTTTAATGGTGCAATTATAGGCTTGAATGAACGTCCTTAATTTTGATACACTCATATAATGTCCTGCAATTATTATTTTTGTTTTCATCTAGAATATTTTTTAAGTTGTTTGAGGGTTATCATTTTCTACTGTGTGTACAGAATCAATGCTATACCCTTTGTTTATCATGTAACCGTGCCAGTTGTCGAAGTGCCTCTCGTCTTTGAAGGTTTTAACAGTTGCGGTCTTCGCTCCGTTTTGTTGCTTATAACCGATTGCTTTAGTTACTGACATCATAGTGAGATTTAAGTAGTTTTGCTACGTCATATTCAAATAATCTCTCTATGTTTGCTTTTATAAACTTAGAGATCTTGTTGAAGGAGTAACCTAATTGATCATTAAGACCTGTTAAGTTTTGTACCCCTATACCATTACCCCACTCCCATTCAGATGAAGGGGATAACTTGCTGTCATTCCTAAACTTATCCTCATTAGTAAACATCCCTTGACTGTATAACAAGCCGACTCTACTTTTAAAGTCTCGTGATACACCATCGTTAATTGCGTAGTCTACTTCTAGTAATTGACAACCATAACCAAGGCAACAAAAACCTAATGACGGGCTACCTAGTTGTTCTCTACCTTGCTTATACCTAGTCTTGCTTAAGCCATCAATCCACTTGATAGCATTGGCTGCTTTATAGCTTGAGTCATTATTAAAATCCCACTCAAGGTGAAAGGGTGTTTTACAATCTGTGCAATTCATAACCACAACTTCATTACCCATCTCGGAGTACCCTAAGAAGTTAGTCTGCTCAAAGGTTTGTAGGTGATGCCTCTGTTGATCAATAGGTTGCTCCTCCCAGTTTTTACAATTGGGGCATGAGACTGATAAATTTCCCCCAAATACTTCTGTTGTTGTCTTTTTCATCATTTCTTTATTTTAAATTCTTCCCCTACTATCTTAGTTAGTTATTTAATTGTGTACTTGGGTATGTTGTAAGTTCTGCTTACTCCTTTAGAACTTTTATGGGTTAGTTCATTACCCTTATCATCGTATGTACACTCAGACCAATTACCTTCAGAGGATTTAAAAGTTAATCTATTGCAGTTATCGTCATAGGTGCTTTCACGCCAATCACCATCAGAATGTTTAAAAGTTAATTCATTACCATTATCATCATAGGTGCTTTCATACCAATCACCATTAGAACTTTTATAAAATTTATATACTAAATCACCTTTCTTATTATAGAGTTTTAAATCCTCTTGTTTACCTTGTAAGTTTTTCATAATTTCTTTATCTTAAAGTTACCTAGTTTTGCTACTAGTTCTTCCATTGTGTATTCTGGGATACCAAAACCTCTTGATACTCCGTTAGAATCTTTAAAAGTTAATTCCTTCCCTTTATCGTCACGAGTGTATTCACCAAAATAACCATCAGAATTTTCATAGGTTAATTTATTCCCTTGATCGTCGTATGTGTATTCATACCGATACCCACTAGAATTTTTGTAGGTTAATTCATTTTCCCTATCGTCGTAGGTGCTTTCACAGCAATAACCATCAGAATTCCTATAAAAATTATATACCAAAACCCCTTTCTTATTGTAAAATTCTAAATTCTTCTTTTTTCCTAATATGTTTTTCATAATGTTTAATTTTAAATGTTAGTTAATTTTTAATTTTAAAGTTGCCTAGTTTTTCGGTTAACTCTTGCATTGTATATTCTGGGATACCAAAACCTCTTGATACTCCGTTAGAATTTTTATAGGTTAATTGATTCCCTTTATCATCATAGGTTCTTTCAATCCAATTACCATAAGAGTTTTTAAAGGTTAATTCATTACCCTTATCATCATAGGTACTTTCACCCCAATAGCCATTAGACCTTTTATAGGTTACTCTATTACCCTTACCATCGTAAGTTCTTTCACACCAACAACCGTCAGGATCTTTATAAAACTCATACACTAAATCTCCTTTTTCATTGTAAAGTTTTAACTCTTTTTGTTTTGCAAATACGTTTTTCATTATTTCTTGATTTTAAAGTTACCTAATTTTGCTAATGTTTTCATGATGTTTGTTTTTATCTACTTGCAAGGTGTTATGTCGTTACCGAGTAGCAAATTATTGATTTTATATTTTTGATCGCTTTCTTCTATTTTTTTCATTTGATTATTCATAAAATCAAAAAAGTAATCTAAATTTTTGTCTTTGTCGTTTTCTTCTGGTGGCAAATTCATACTTAAAAAATCCATAGTATCTAATTTAAGTTAGCTTTATTTTATTTCAACTCTATTTTGTGTTTCAATCCAAACTTTTGCCCCACAACTCAGTGGCTTATCTTTAGAGTAGACTACTCTAGCTACCTCTAAACCACCTTGATCGTATATGATAGCCTCATGAGCATATTGATTGCTCTTGTAGGTCTTAACAGTCAATACTGGGTTGTTATGGTCGCTTTTAGAGTTTGACTTTATGACGTGTTGGTTGACGTGTATGATTGTTTTCATGATAGTGATTCAATGTGTTGGTGCTATTAGATTTCTAGGGTTTGTGGTGTGTTTTTGTCCGTATTGATTTGTGATCTCAACAAGATCAAAGCTACCTATTACTTTAGTGATCTTGAACTTTTCATCTGGTTCTATACCGCATTCCCTTTTAAATTGATCTGTGATCTTGATAGTTGTATTACAACTCTCGTAAGTCATTATATCGTATCGTGTCATAATCATAAATTATAATAATTAACCTCAAATGTTCCTCTTATCTCTCTGCCGTAGGCGGTATCAAAACCGTAAGATTGGCTCATAGGTATTGTATCTGCCCTTTCTATCATGTAGTGAAATAAGTCTTTTTTATTCAAGTCAAATTGACTTGCAGTGTTATTGATTGTAGCTATAAATTTAGCTAGATCATGTCGCATTTCGCTACCACACTCTTTATTTATGTAGTCAAGAATGTACTTTTTGGAAATTGTGTTGTAAGCCATAGCCGTGTTTTTAGTGTTAGTTGTTAACTATCTGTACTCTACAGATAGTTTATTAGGGTTTTCTAGTATGTAGCGTATCTGTTTTTCAACCTCCCTCCATTTACTGGCAGAGCCTAGTAAATGATTTAGTGTAATTATATTAGTATCTACGCCATCAATGGATAATCCTACAAAGTATAAATCCTTAGGTAGATCGTCCCCTTCACCGCTCCAGAGGGCTATTTCTATAGCGTAGAGTTCACCTATATAGTGTCTAAGGGGTAGCTTGTTAGTTAGCATATCCTTAAATATTTTAAGTACCCTTTGTTTTAGTTCTATTCTTTTCATGATTGTATTATTTAAAATGGTAAGTTAAACTCTTGATTATTTTTATCCTTCATCATTCTCCATGTAACCCAAGTTACCGCTTGCATTTGTAGTGGTCGTACATCTCGCATCTCAGCTGCCACTCTATAGGCATTTTGAAAGAAGGAATATTGTTTATGAGTCATAGAGAAATTATCCGTCATAATTTGTCCCACTGCTATTGATATAGCGTGTCTATCTATAGTGACAGCTTGACTTGTTTTGGGGTTGTATATATTTAAAAAGAATGAAGTGATCTTAAGCCCATTTAAGATACCTACTATTGTATCTATTTGTCCATCTGATTTAGATATCGCATAAGCTTTGCCAGCCATTGTTTTAGTATGCTTTACTTTGTCCCCTTTTAAAAAGCTGATAGCGATTTTTTTATTTTCCTCCCATGATTTTAGGGGGGAAAGTGCTGCGATTATACCGCATACAGAGGCGTGACAATTTTCTGTACCCCCTAGATATTTATTTGCTAAATCCCACGCAAAGTCATTTGCCTCTTGATACCAATCTGACTTATCATTTGATTGATCGTATACTTCTAGTATATTATTTACAACTCTCTTTGTGTAGTAAGTTTTACTTTTAAATGCTTGTTTCATGATTGTATGTTTTAACTTCTTTTAACTAATTCATTATAGCTGCACCCCTCTGAGTCTATATAAACGTCCTTTTTTATAACATAATTTTCTTTAAGGTCTTTTATAGTGTCCTCATAGATAGAGTTGAACTCTATTTCGCTCATCTCATCTTTGAAGGGTTTAATATATTTATCATAGCTCCGACTATTTTTAGCCTCTTCGCCATAAGCGAAGCAGCTTTCGATCATACTTATAAGACTTTCTTTTTCATCCATACTTTCCATAATATCCATTTTCATTTGTTTAAATTAGTAAACCCTATCAATATTCTCTAGGTGATAGGGTTTGTTTATTGGTTTTTGGATCTCAGCTAATTTCATCAAGTTTAACCATAACTCTAGCTTGTGGGTTTAACTATTTATTGCTTGAGATGCAGCTTTACCAGCAACTTCTAATACTCTTACGACTTTTTTTACTAGACCTTTCATTAGTTCCTTTATTTAATATTTAATACTTTGTTTAACTCTACAGCATTGCTTAATAGTAAGCTACTAGGGGTAACAGTCCATATTTCGGGTTGCCCCACGTTATCATATGTAACATACTTTAGGACACAATCTTTTATATCTCTAAGTGCTTGAACTCTACCAGATTTTTGACGTGCCATAATTATATAATTTGATTGTTACCATGTAGGTGAAAGCCCTCATCAATTAAATACTCTGTACGAACTTGACAGACTACCTTGAATCCAGCTATTATCTCATATGGCTGGCCATTGTCTGATACTTGTGTTTTGCTAGGGGCAAATATTAAGTACCTACTATCTAAACTTCTTTTTTGTGCCTCTGAAAGGCTTATAAATGATCTCATAATTGTGTTTTTTTATTTTTGTAGAATGTGGCTTAAGTGCATTAAGTATGCCGTGAGGATAAAAAATAGTAGTGTTAGGACTATATATGTAACCAAAAGTCCTATTCCCTTAATTTTCTCTTTTAATAATGTCTTCATAGTGTTCAATTTAAAGTGTTAGGGGTGCATTAACTCATAAGAATTATCCCCTCATTTTCATCAGTTATATAATACCAATTTTGGTCTGAATATTCTTCATTGTTTATACCACTTACAAGTAATCTTAATAGTGATTCAAAATCATCAGATTCTGTATAATCAATTGCACAATTTTTTACTTCATCATACCCAGCTAGACCTTTATCAAAATCTTCTTCATTTGAATCAACGACATACATACAATATTTTCTCATCTTAATTTAATTTAAAGTGTTAGTTAGTTTTTAAAATTGAAGAGTTAATTTATTAAAAGAAACGATACGAATATAGTCCCCAGATTCTGTATTTTTATCATAAGTTAAAACCGATACAGTAATATTTCCGTAATTAGTAGGCTTACAAAAAGCATTAATAAAATTAGTGATTTTTGATTCATCTACTTTTACAAGTTTAAAACTTGTAACGTCATTAAAGCGATTTATTAAGATACTGGTTAAAAAGTCGATAGTTTTTTGATTTTTCATGATGTTTAATTTTAAATGTTAGTTACCATTATATGCAGTAGGTAAGGTATAATTATAGGGGAAAATGCTAGTATGATGCCACCTATTGAGATTAACACTTGTTTTCTTGTGTTCATAATGTTTAATTTAAGTGCCAGTGGTTGCAATTGCTGCATACACCTATAGTGTGCCACTGGCTTACGAATCAATGCGTTACTGTTATTCACGCTATCGTAGAAGATTTTTGTATTCAAACGGTTTCTAATACAGTCTAATCTAATAAACCCACCCCGTGCTAATTCATTTTGTTAACCCTAATGTTTATCATTGGTTTTGAACAGTGCTATGAATTAATTACACCGCCCCTAGCTGTTTCAACTAGACTAATACCTATCTAGGTAGGTATCGTAATTGCTTTTATTTTTTATTGTGGTTAAAATTGCTGGAAAAGACCACTTAGCTCCAAGCACAAGGCAAGGCATGCTTTATAACTTTGTTAAACAAATTAACTGGCCTATTTAGCCAGATATTATAGTTGATATTTTGTAGGTTCACGGTACACCTTCACACTACTATAAAGTAGGACTAACATTTCAAGTTTACAAGGCTTGACTGGTTAGTGCGGATTTTGTCCTCACACAGCGAGTTGATCAACCAACCCAGTATCTAGTTATCGTTTGGCTATGAGATTAGACCTCATAGGTGGGGAATGCTCCCACATACTTACACTTACGTCCCGTCTTTGGCTCAAGGATAGCCCTACATTTATACTAAGTAGGTAGGCCTATGGAATGGGAATTAAGCGACTGTTTAAATACGTACTTATCGACTAAGCACACTACTTCAACTTTCACGGTTTAACCCCGTTAAAATCCATAGAATTTCTTTTTTATAGTAGTTCTCAATTTCATGTCTATATGTGTAGACAATCCCAATCTTTTAACTACTGTTACTTTCGTAACGATGATGTAAAGGTATGTAAATACTTTTACACTCACAAGCTTTTTAACACTTTATTTTTATATCGACTGTTGAGCAGCTTGCTTGCTATCGATGGTACAAATCTACAACGTCTTTTCTAATCTCACAAGCTTTTTAACACTTTATTTACCTCCTTTGTTTTATGTAGGTTGCAACTGTTAGGTTTGCTCTTATAAGATAGGCCTGAGGTTGAAACGTTGAAACGGCTTAATACTTACAGGATAATTCAACTGTTTATTGTAGTAAGCAACATTTGAGATCAATGTTAACTATTATGTGAAATTTTAAAGAACGAATTACTGATGTAGTACGGTGCAAATATAAGGCCATTAAATAATGCAAACCTAATTTTTTGCGGTTTATTTTTGAAATACTTTCATTTTCCATATATAAAGTACTACTGTAGGTTAGTTAGTAAGTATACGCCTACTCTACAAGCTACATATAAACTTTATAAGTTTTGAGATATTTCAGTTTGTTATTGAAATACTTTTAATAAGAGACTACTTGCCAATAACTAACGTTAGGATGATATTTCAGCCTAGTCATAATGCTAAGGCACGGCCTAAAAGTTTATTAGATCACTTTTATATGGTGTATTTCAATAATTTTAAAGAACAAAGTGCTTAACAACTAAGTACGGTGCAAATATAAGGCGGTTTAAATGCTATATCCTAATTTATTTTGAGGTTTTTTTACATTAATTTCATTTTTGTAGGGTTTATAGGGGTTTCAAGCTGGTAAATTTATTTGTCTCTGGTCGGTGAAATCTTTAAAACATAAAGCATTTAACATATATAGGCATACAGTCCTTAAATGATCAGCCCAACCTATCGTTTCCTTTCTGTGCAACAATTAAGGCCACACACCGATAACGCTTGTTAAATGAGTATTTAACAGAGGTTAGTAGAGGCCGTACAACCCGCATAGGCTCTACAAAAAAGCTGAAAAACTGGTGGTAAAATGGAAACGCACGCACGTGTACGCACGCTGGAATCCCGTTTCCTTTTTGAACATTGACCCTCGCAATATTATATAGACCCTAATGACTCGAGGAGACTAAAAATTTTTATAAAAAAATTTGGCAGCCCTCACCAACTCTACCTTTCGGCCTTGATTAACCAAATAACCCCTAAGCCCCCTTAAACCCCTTAAAACCCCTTCATAGTCAAACCCCTAAAAATCTCCCTCTACCAGACCCTTACATCCGGCAGCAGGCTTGATTTAACCCCATAAAACCAAGTTTCAAAATATCATGCTTATTTTAACCAGAGACAAACCTATGATAAGACCATTTGATATTGGTTTGATCAAATACTAAAAGGTTGGTAGCCACTTTATAGGGGTTCCGGAGGGGTTAAACCCCTATAACTATAGTTTTTACTTATGGTATAGTAATGTATTATAGAGGATATCTATCAATATGGTTAATGACTAACCCAATAACAATAGATTTTCTTTATAGTTACTATAGATAATATCTATTTGATATATTCAGATATTTGTTTTATATTTGCAACCAAATAAATGAAGTGGTGTTTTCTAACGGTTCGACCACTCTTTGCTAAGTTAGCAAATAAAAATCTCAAACGTCAAGGATATATTGGTTAAGGTTGAAGTTCGGAGTAGGCCAGATTAACAAATATAGAACAGTCAAACGTTAGCGTTCCTAAAGAGAGCAATGTCCACACCTGACAACTCTTGCCTAAATGCACATTATTGATCAGATAGGGAACATTGAGAGTCGTGCCTCAAAGTCTAATAGTAGCTAAAAGGATTAACGAACAAAAAGTTAATCATCATATTGTAACAATATAGTATAAGGTATCGCCCCCTTCTTAAAGGGTATCCTTCTTAAAACTATAATGTGCATTAAAGGAAATGGTGTACCCAATCTCCACTGAACCTATAACCTTATAAATCAACAACTTAAATATTTTTATAAAAGTTTTTTATTTTTTACTTGTGTATGTAAAAGTATTTACGTAGATTTGCACAAGCAAAAACAAAAGGGAATGAAAATATTTAGAGAGGTAGTACTTATATGGTGGTGGATAGTAGATCCTTACAGGCATTCAATATATTACTACTACATGGAAATAGGGTTAAAAGAAAAATACGCATTTGAAAAAGCATACAATTATGGAAGGTAAAAATTTTGTTGGGTACTATAGAGTATCTACTAAGGATCAAGGTAAGTCTGGTTTAGGCCTAGACTCTCAGAAGAGGAGTGTAATCGAGTACATAAACTCCACTGGTCAGTTAGTAGGTGAATTTAGGGATATAGAGTCCGGTACCTCTAATGATAGAAAGGGTATAAAGGCTGCTATCGAAGCTTGTAAGCTACACAATGCAACCTTAGTGGTTAAGGAAATGTCTAGGATATCTCGTGGTGGGTTTAAGATAATGGTTGAATTAGACGAAGCTGGTATTAACTTTATAGAGTCTACAGCTCCAAATGATCCAGCAATGGTTAAGGGTATCAAGTTTGTACTTGCTAAGGATGAGAGGGAAAAGATATCTACTAGGACTAAGAATGCCTTAAATGAGATTAAAGAAAAGGTTTTAGCTGGAGAGGTTTACATATCAAAGGCTGGTAAGGTTGTAGAGGCTCTAGGAAGCCCTCAGAACTTAAATCAGTTGGCTAGGGACAGAAGTATTGCCTCCAGAAAAAGAAAGGCTTACAACAACCCTGAGAACAAAAGGGCTGGAGCATTTATTATAGCCCTTAAACAAGTTGGTAAGACAAACAAGTACATTACAGAGCAGTTGAATAAGTCTGGATTCAAGACTAGTAAGGATAACAACTTTAGCGAGATGCAGGTTAGTAGATTATATAAAAGGTATATTAACTCATAATTATAACACAATGGAAACAACAACAAGAAGAGTAATAGGATTACTCACAAATGGTACTACAAAGAAAGATCTATCTGAAGATTTGGGTATATCAAGACCTACTTTAGATAGTCGAATACAGGAAAGAACTAAATGGAAGACCCTTGAGGTTAGATATATTAGTAAGTTGTATAGTCTTTTATAGGATAGAGACAATAATTCATTATATTTGTAATATAAATAATTGATATGATTAAGGAATCAAGAAGGGTAGTCTTCAACTTACATGAGTTCATTGAGGATCTAGAAGATTGCATAAGAACAGAGCACAGACAAATTGAAATACATGATGTTGTACAAGATTATAAGGGCTTCATTAGTAGACAAAGTCCGGATATGATGATTAAAGTTAAGTCTTACGTAGATAAGCATCCTATAGTAGTACAAGATAAGCGTGTAAAGTCCTTTATAACAGCGTGTTACAAATAAATTAGGTTTATTTATAAAAATGTATTATCTTTGCAACTTAAACGTAAATAAAAAAAAAACAAAATTATGCCAATTAGAGGAAAAGCAATAACAGAAAGTAGAGTAGTAAGTGTAATCTTTGGTACCGTTGATGGTGGTGGTGTTCTAACAGCAGATGCAATGCCAATTGATGCCTTTAAAGCAGCTATGGGTAAAGTAGAATTAGTTGAAGCAGCTTATGCTAAGAATCCAGCAGCAGTTTCTGATTTAACAGCGGTGTCTACCTTTATTACAGGTGCATTACCTTTTCAAGGATACGCTTTTAACGTTACAACCGTAATGGCTACTGGTGTTTACACATTTGATTTCGTAGAGGTTAGACCAAACGCAACTAACGATATCTCTTAATTAACAACAGAGCGAAAAGTATTAATTTTTAGCTTATTACAAAAACAAAAATCCCTTATCGTAAATGATAGGGGATTTTTTATATACTATTATTAATAAAAAATGTTGTATCTTTGAACCCTATAGTAAAATAAAATATATAATAATGGCAAAGATAGGAACAAAGAGGTGGCACCTTGACCAGATTGACAGAATAGAGGAAATGAAATCTAAGGCAGGTAAGAAGGGTGCTGCAGCTAGAATTAAGAATAACTACAACTACAAGAAGGGGACTGAGCATAATTTGATTACACCAAAGAAGCAACCAACTACTAGGTACAACACAAAGGTTGACTATGACTTTTTGAAGTATGTTAGAGTTGTGTTTAAGTGGGCTACAGAAAATCATGAGTTAACTAGACCTCAAATAGAAACCTTATTGTATCTTTACAGCTTAGGGGCTTTCTCACAAAGACAGTTTATTGACTTTCACAAAATTGTGGCAATGTACCCAATGAAGAGTATGAAGAAGTATGTTGAAGAGGGTTGGATTTCACTTTGGAGGCCAGCTATACCTAAAGAGAAGATACATAGGTTGTACTCCTTAACGCAAAAGGGTAAGAAGCTGTGTAATGATATGCACAAGTTTTCTATGGGGCTTGAGCCTATACCAGTTAAGGAAACAGCTAACAAATTGGCTCTAAAGGATTCAGGTAAAAGAATCAATACCTACTATATGGATATGATTAAGAAGATGAATAAAGATAAAAATAAAGAAGCCCCAGAGTAGGGGCTTTTATCTTTCTTACTTTTTATCTATTCCCTTCTCCCTTTCTACCCCTATTAACAGAAGTCTTAACAAACCTATTAGTGGCATGATCATAATCTAGGCCATGAGTTGATTTACCCGATTTTTTCCTAGCTCTAACCTTAGCGTTAGCCTCAGCTCTCTTTTTCTTCTGCTCCGGACGAGCGTTTATTTTCTTATCTGTAGCAGCTTTTTTCTTTCTAGCTGCAGGATTATTAGCATAATACTTTGCACTCTTAGATTTAGCTGCCATAAAATTACTCCTTTTATTAATGATGTATATTTGCAAATGTACAAAAATTAACCATGTTAGTAAAAGAAAGCTTAATAAACCCAGATAAATTTTTTAACCTTAACGGGTTAGAATATGAAAAGGACGAGTATGTACTGGTTTACAACAACCTGCTTTCTGATACCTCAGGAAACCTAATAAAGGACGGAGTTAACGTAGGCCTAAAGTCTAAGTTTTCTAGCGGTTCAGTATTAGTATACCCTATACCATTTAGTCTATATACTAACGGAATTACCTTCTTTACGGATCTTGATACACTTATACTTTACCTCTCAGATTTAATAATCTCAAATATAGGGAGCTTAGGTGGAGTTGTTATAAAACAAAAAAAGGACACCTTTGCTGAACTCCAAGATGGTCTTGTAGCAGGTGAGTTATCTTATGTAGAAACAGCTACCGGAACTAAGTGGAACCCACTAAGCGGTTACAAACCAGCAGGATGGTACGTGTGGAATGGGACAATATGGGTATCTGATAGGAATGCCATAGCCACTCAACTTGAAGCTAATATCTTAAGCCTAAGTCAAAAAACAGATAAAGAGTTTATGGGGTGGGTTCAGTTCTTTGACACTCAATACACAGAACTGAACCCCTTTAATCTAGTATTAGATGTTAGTAAGAAATTAACAAATAACGCTGGATCAGTGTTAGATATAGTGGGGCTGTTTGGGGCTAATGACTTATGGGATCCCCTAACGAACAAGTTTAAAAATGACAACTCGGGGGACAAATTCTTAACAAGAATAAGTTTTATTATAGAAACTTTAACTAATGATAAAAACCTAACCCTAGAACTTAAAATTGAGGGTACTCAAAATGTTGTATGGTCTAGGACTATTCGTCTAGCTAAAGGATCTGGTGTAGCCACAGTAGTTACAGAAAATTTAGATTATTATACCCTAGATAATTTTTTATCTAATGGGGGAAGCCTTTATTTGACCTGTAGTGGTGATGCAATAGTATATGATATAGATTTTATAATAGAGAGGGCTTTTAGAAACAATTAGGGTTATGTATAAAGTCAATAATAGCTTTTTTAGTTAAAAAAAAATATGAAAAAGAAACAAGAGGGTATTAGAATTTTTAGCTTGGTATTATTAACAATATTTGAAGTTTTCTTCGTGCCTTATGTATGGATAAAAAACTTGTGTTATGATTAATTTTTTAAAGCGGAAGAAGACGGAAGTCTTAACAGCCATAGAAAAACTAAAGGACGAGAGGATACTCCTAGTAACCTTTGATGAGCTGAGTAAAACACCTTTTAATAAGTGTGAAGATATCTACCCAGAAAGACCTAATTCAGTGACTTGCACGAGGGTAAAAAATAAACACCCTCAGAGGGTGTCATTTAGGGTAACAATGAAGGCTGGTGAGGAATGGCACAACCACTATCACGATTGTGAGGAAACCCTTATTGTTTCAGAGGGCTCCATCTATGACAGTTTAAATAAAAAAGAAGTCTCTCATATGGAAACAATGAAAATAAACCCTTACCAAAGGCATATAATTAAAGCGTTAGAGGATTGTGTCTTTTACGTAGGATTTGTAAAAAAACCAAATAAATGGAAGTAGCATTAACATGGATGGTAGCTAATTGGACAACAATAGTTATACCCACTATTGTAGGTCTTGTTGGTTATTTAACCGCAAGAAAAAAGAATAAATTAGATCTAGACTCGAAGGAAACAGGTGTAGCAGGTGAAAAGTGGAAGTTAGCCATAACAATGTTAGACGACAGTACAAAGAGGTTTAAGGATACAATAGATATGATGGAGGAGGACAATGCCTCTTTAAGGAGACAAAACTTAGAACTTAAGGACTTAGTTTCAACCCTTACGGATAAAGTGGATAGGTTGACTAGGGAGTTAAAGAAATTAGAGAGGTTAGTAAAAATGAGGAGTGATGATGCAACTAATCAATAAACTTAAAGATCACCCCAATGCAGACTCCATAACGGTAGATAGGATAGCCCAAGTGCATCCTTTTTTAAGAGAGGCAGTCTATTGCATTTATCTAGAGATATGCGATAAGGTGTCTTCTAAATACGTCAGGGTTAGGTTTAGTGATATCCTCAGAACACTTAAGCAACAGAATGAATTGTATAAGCAAGGCCGTAATGGAGATAAAAGGCCTATTGTAACTTGGGTTACAGGGGGTTATTCCTTTCACAATTATGGTCTAGCAATAGATATTGTACTTATTAGGGATAATGATAAAAATGGTACCTTTGAAAAAGCCAGTTGGGACACTATATTTGATGGAGACCTTGATGGAATAGCTGACTGGACTGAGGTAGCCGAGATATTTAAAAAATATGAATGGCAATGGGGTTTGATAAACAGTAAAGGAAAGAGGTACGATCTCCCACACTTCCAAAGAAGTTTTGGGTACAAGACAACACAACTTAAGAGATTACCAAAAGATAGTGAGGGATATCCCATATTACCATGAACATAAACACAAACAAAACTGACATACTACTGGGATTGCTCATAGCTATACTACTATGGCAAATTTTAATGTCAAGTAAACAGGAGGATAGACCACAGACTATAACTATAGAAATACCTGAAAGAAAGGGAGTTATAAGGGATACTGTAGAGACCTTTGAAAGGCACACAGTATATCTACCATCTAAGGATCAAACAATAGATGTAGATTCTGAGTGGAAGAAAAAATATGAGGAGGCGTTTGACTCACTAGAAAAGCAGCAAATTTTTTTAGAGTCAATTAAAATAAACGAATATGAAAAGGTGCTTGTTGATAACGACACGATACAAATTAGGGGCTTTGCTACAACAAGGGGAAGCTTACTTGATTATAGCGTGGATTGGACAATTAAACCCAACACTGTACCCGTTGATATAGAACCTGAAGTAAGAAGGCCTAGGCTACAAGCAGAGTACGGTGCTGGAATATATATAACACCAAATCAGATATATACTCCAATAGAGTTAGGGCTTAGGGAGGGTAAGTATGGTATTGGGGTAAGAGCACAATATGATGCCCTAACAAACACAATAGGGTTAACACTAAACAAAACATTTACACTTATAAAGTAAGACATGGGAAGAATTAATGATACAAGTAAGTACCCTCTAGATAATACAGTAACCCTAGATGACTATTTTATCGGTTCAGATATCGATGACAACAATAAGACTAAGACTTACTCTATTAGAGGTTTAGTAAACTTGGTGTCAAGTCAAGGGGCAACCAGTACATCTCAATTAGTAAATGATGGAGAGAATGGGGCTGACCCTTTTATAACAGCTAATGATGTACCTGCTGCAGTAACTAGTACATCTCAACTAGTCAATGACGGAGAGAATGGGATTGACCCTTTTATAACAGCTAATGAAGTTACAACCAGTACATCTCAACTAATCAATAACGGAGAGAATGGGACTGACCCTTTTATAACAGCTAATGATGTACCTGCTGGAACATCTTTAGCTGTACAAGACGGAGTGGTTATCGATATAACAGGTCTTACCGTAGATGGTAAACAGGTAAAACAGATACAAAAGTTAGTAACACCTGCAGATTTAGTTAATAATAAATATAGGGTTTTAAATATGTTTCCCCAAGGGGCAAATCAGTTTGGTGTTAATCCAGTGGTAGTAGATCACTTTAAGGTAAATGTTTCTCCTACAGAAGTATCCAGAATAGCCTTCAGGGTTTTTATAGAAACAGGTAATATACGACTAGAAGTAAACAACCCTATTGGGTTAAGCCAAGTTATATTTAACTATACATTAGAAAGTGGAGCAACGGGGGGACTTTCCTTAAACACAGGAGGTATTGCTACTCTAGGTGCAGGACTTACAGGGGAGGATGTGATTATATCAAATTTTACATACAGGGACTCAATAACTAATCAAGTGATAAACCCCTCTATAGCAAATGTAACCATAGTTGTAGATAATATACCCACTAATGCTGTAGACACTAACTTTACGTCTATTTATGACCTACCAATAGGTTATTCCTTAACTGGCTCTGACATAGATGCCTACATAAACGTTTACGGGGAGATAGTACACTTCACTGAACTATTTCAAAATTATATAATAACAATTCAGTTTACAGAACTATAATAGGCCTGATAATAAACTACAAAAAATACTTATAACAAGAAAACAAAATGGGAAGAATTAATAATAGAGTTAAGTACCCTATAGACAACATAGTTACTTTAGATGATTCAGTTATAGGATCAGATTTTGACCAAAATGGTAAGACTAAGAATTACTCTGTACGGGGTATTATAAGTCTTGCTTTGAGTGAAGGTAACACAAATATAAGTAATGGTGTGTTATCCGGTAGTGTTTATTGGCTACAAGGTCTAGAGTTTGCATCTACAAAAATAGACTACACGTTTAATAATACACTCCTTCAATCTGAGAGCCAATCACCTATTGTGCTTAGTCCAGCAGACTTAACTAACGATAGGGTAGATGTGTTTGCCATAGACGCACAAACTAATAAAGTTGTTGTGGTGGAGGGTATACCTTCTGCAAACCCACAAGAGCCAACAGTTGACTTTATCTACCAGATAAGGTTATCGTCTGTAACCATACCTGCTAATGCATCAGCACCTTTAAATTTAGAGACGGTTCAAATCTACGATGAAAACCTAGGTCAACCATCTGAGTGGGATTCTACCTTTGTACAAAATTCAGGGACTATAAATGTTAATTATCCAGTAGACCCTTCAAAGGGAACTAAGGGAATATTTTTTGACAACATACCAACAGATAATTTAAACAGTATAACATTTACAAATTCAGATATAGTTACCCCTTCAAACATAAACTTTGATTTTAAAACTATTAACTTCCAAGGTATTTTGTATATGTCTCTTCTTGACAATTTGGGGGAGCAAGTTTCAGCTCCTATAACGATATTAAATAACTCGTTTGGGATAGACTTTTTATCAGGGACTTATAACACAGTGTCTATACCAATAACTTCTTTTGGGACTATATCTGGGGATATCTATGGATTAAGAATAACAGCTTTACCCTTTAAGGAAGGCTATTCTTTCTTAATAGATAACATTTTATTTCAAAAAGGTATTAACACCCCAAATCAAGCTAATGACACCTTCTTAGGTTTAACAGATACCTTTAATGATTACTTTAATAGGGGTTTTGAGATACTTAGGGTAAACAAATCTGCTACAGGTATAGAATCTGTAAGGTTACAGGATATACTACCTAATGTTGCTCTATCTGGGGAATATGGTGACCTATTAAACACACCACAAAATACATCAAATTTTACTAATGATGGTTCTGACGGAGTTAATCCGTTTATTACAAGCAATGATGTAGATGAATCTAAATGGGAAGTGACTGATGGAACAATAAATAATGTGGGTATTGGTAATTTAGTAGTACCAACCGAAGTAGAATGGAATGCCGAACGTCTAAGTTGGGGAACCAACGATGCAGCAGGAGCCTTTGCCTCACCTCTTAAATTAACCATGTCGGGCTACCGTGACGGTGGCTTTGGTTTGCTCTTCGGTGCTGGTACCGTCGGCTACTATTGGAGCAGTACGGTTATCAGCTCCAATTCGAGAAACCTCGAATTCACGAGCCCCAGTGCTAGAACGAGCACAGGCAACCGAGTCTTCGGAAACGCTGTCCGTTTAATATTAAATGGAAGTTTTACACAACAAAATTTTAATGATAGTTATTTAGGGCAGATAGTAGTTATTGAAGGTTTAACTTACGGTTATGTATATAATTCCATAACTAGTAGAATTTGGTTGGATAAAAACTTGGGGGCTACACAAGTAGCAACTAGCAGCACCGATGCAAGCTCTTACGGTGATTTATACCAATGGGGTAGAGGAACAGATGGTCATCAGATAAGAACCTCTGGCACAACGACTACATTAAGCACTACAGATGTGCCGGGAAATGGCAACTTTATCTTAGACCCAAATCCACCTTATGACTGGCGTAGCCCTCAAAACGATAACCTTTGGCAACCAGTACAAAAACTAATAGGTAAAGGGGGTTTAAAAGCGTTTTACGGGGATTTACTTAACTTACCAGACTTAAATTCATTGGCTTATTTAAAAAGTGGTGATAATACCAGTGAGTTAACTAATAATGGTTCCGACGGAGTTAATCCGTTTATTACTTTAAATGATGTTCCAGAAAGAGGGGAACTTGAAAGAATAATAGAGGGAACAAATACGGGTTATGCTTTACTTAATGATGATAGGTTGTACAAAGGGGATATTGGAAATAATGCTATTGACTTAACAAAGGCTATTAATGGTAATACAAATGGAGCTACTGGTGATTACAGTATATCCACAGGTTTCAATACTACAGCAAGCGGATTCACCTCTTATTCACAAGGTGGCTATACAATAGCATCAGGTAATTACTCTAATGCACAAGGCCTTTATACAACAGCATCAGGTGCCTATTCCCATTCACAAGGTATAAATACTTTTGCAAAAAGTGAAGGAGAACACGCAGGTGGGAAATATACTACAGATTATACCCCCTCAAATGATAGCACAGATAGACTTGTAAACTATGGTAACGGTACCAACGCATTAAACCTTTCAGATGCTTGGACACTGTATAAAAACGGGGCACATAAGTTTTTCACAGCAACCTTAGCAAGCATTACAAATGCTGTTAAAGGTTTTGTAATGTTAGATCAAAATGCAAGACTTAATGTACATAATGGTACACAATGGAATGCTTTAGCTTATGTAGATGAAATACCCAGCCTTGAAATAACACAAGTAGCTATTGAAGCTGACACTACTTTAGATGAATCAACTTATAGGAACGAAATATTTTTTACTCCCCTAGCACCAATTAGTATAGGTATAGACCATACAACACTACTTGATAAACATGAAACCTTTTTTATAAATGAGAGTAATTTTATTGTAACATTTGTACCTAGTTTAAGTGCTTCTACTAATGTTATAGCGGAAGGTGGTTTAATACTAGGGGGAAGGAGAACAGCTTATTTATCTAGAAAAGGAAATGAAAATAAAATTTATCTAAATATATCTAACTAATGTTTTTAAGAAGAGCTTATAAATACGGTATTATTAATGAAGAGCCTATAAATCTAGCAATTAATTTTAAAATTAGAGTGTTAGCTGACGGAGGTATTTTTGAATCGGGGGAATGTTTAACTAGAACCCTACAAGAAATGGATGTGTTAATAACTGACCCGATAGCAATTTTAGCGAATAGCTTTAACAATAGAGTAATAGAGGATAGCGGGAAATTTGAAAGTAAACAATGCCTTTTTGAAACACTACAAGAAATAGATATATTA